CTCCAAAACATTACATATAACTGTAAAAACGCCCAATTTCATCTCATAAATCTGGGATTGGTCAAAAGCAGCATAATCACCTTCTATAATATATGGAGAAAAATTTCGAAGCTCATCTACAACTATACCAGGATTGGAATGCATATCCACTCCAATAGCAGTACAAAAGAGTGATGGGAACTCCATCATGAGAGTATAGAAAGGACTTAAAAACATCTTGTTTAAAACAAGAGTATCTAAAGGACCTGCAAAGAAAACTCGTGTTTTCCCAATCTCATTTTTCTCCCTCGAACGAGGTTCATCCTTGAGATGTGCTTTAAAAACGACAGGCTCAACTTCACCTCTTTCAAAACAGGACAAAATATTAGAGAGTTTTGCACTAAGAAAAGAATTAGGCATTCTTACCAATTCTGATGGTTCATCAAAAACAACAGGTAAGTAATCCTTTTTCTTTCCTGGAAAACCAAAACCCCCCGATGTAGATGCATTAATGCGTCTATACAAAGGGTCTTTTCCTATACCATTAATAGCTGCACTGAGCGTCAAGGGAGAAAGTTTCTTCTGACACCCATTGAGAATTCTCAAAGTAAGAACTTTAATGCATTTATCCAAAATTTTATTATCCAAACCAAATCTATTTCTAGATAGAGATTTAAGACATATATTCCATGGTGAGTAATAAGTTCCATTTTTTGTGAAGGGCTTCATGGGTGGAGGACCATATTTCCAATGACCGCTCGAATCATGTAGTGATGCACCATAAATTCTTTCCACTTCTTTGAAAAAAGGAGTTGTGACTACATTACTTTTGCCCTTAATCATAACTTTTCCAGGCAACTTTCCATAGTAATTAATACCATCTAATCTTTCAAAGTTGAAAGGTGATTTTGAAAGAGGCGAGGAAACTTCAAAAGGAAAAGAACCTTCAGAATGAATCCTCATATAGACTTTGTTCTTTGCATAAGTTTCCATGGCTTCCATCAATGGCTTTTTAAGAATTATACTAGAATAGCTCATATCATCAGTATGAGAACCAGCTACATGAAGACCTCCAACAACGTAACCACCACTTTTTGCAAGTAAAAGTGGTTTGCCACATTCACCAATCTTGTGCTCTGGCCACGGATAGATATAGTATTTTGACAAAATATAGCTTCGACCAAAACTATCATCAACATGCATTGGATCAGTATCAAAAGTAGCTCTAGTGTGGTCTCCAGAAATAATAGCGGGACTTGACATAGCAGAAGAAACTGGAGAATGAAAAATAATCAACAATATCCTTAAATAAACATCCATTAAGACGCAACATACAAATATCGTCTGCCACGTGTATTAAATCTTTAGATGTAACAATAGTCTCTGTGTACCTATTAGAAATTGAAAAATCATTTTTAAAACAAGTTTTAACACTCCATTTTCCAGTTTTAGTAGGTCCAAAAGAATGTTTGGTAACCAAAATTAAATCACCGTTAACTCCCAAACCATAAGTTTCCATACCTTCATCTCCTTCTATTCTCAAATAGCGGAGATTTCTGGTAATTCTCTTGCTAATGTCTCCACTAGCATTCAAACAAACAGAATTAATAGGAGTAACCTCAGAAGGACACCAAATTTGAACTTTATCCATGTTCTCCCTATTACTCTTATCACTAGTTCCATATTTCTCATCAAAATCAACAAAAGAGTCAGCTTTGTGAGATTGAGCTTGTATCTTATTTGCAACTTCTTTGAGAAAAATTTTCCTAGCGGCAACATACAAAGTCCAAGCTCCAGCCGCAACAACA